AAATATATTTAAATTGGTTTAATGAATTTGTAAGTGATTACGATATAAGATATACTATATATGTAAAAACAGATCCAATAAAATGTTATGAAAGAATTCATAAAAGATCACGTGAAGGAGAAGACGTAATACCATTAAATTATTTGAAAGAGTGTCATAATTATCATAATGAATTTTTAGATCCAATGAAAGGAATACAAACGGAAAAATTAGAATTAAATGGAAATATTGATATTTATGAAGATGAAAAAATATTAGAGACATGGTTAGAATCAATAAAATTATTTATTGGATTTTAATAGTTGGTTCATTGTCTTCAAATATATTATATTTATTTTTTATTATAAGTGTATTAATTAAATCATCTATTTTGGAATTATAAAATAAATTGATTTATATATTTATATATATTTCTTGATATATAAATATAATGTTTTCTTTATTCACCAATAATAATCATAATAGAAAAAAAAATAAATTAAAAGTTTATCCAAAGTGTGATAACATTTTATATATAAATGGTTGCCATCCTGATAAACTAAAATTTGAATTACCGAATCATGCTGGTATAGGCGGGATTTTGAATAATAATGATAAAGAAATATGGGGATATTGTAGATATTTAGGGTACGATTTTACACCATGGGAATCTGAATATTATGCTGTTATTATTGGTTTAGAAAAAGCATTAAACGATAATATTTTCATGTTAACTGTTTGTGGAGACAATTTAGATGTAATAAATCAAATCAACAATGTTTCAAAAATTGAATCTGGTTTGTTATTACCTTTGTATAAAAAATTAAATACGTTGAAATCCAAATTTGAATATATTGATTTTAATTATATTAATCCAGAAGATAATAAAAGAGCTAGAGAATTATCAAGTCTAGCAATAAAAAATTTAAATCCATTTGAGAATTAATACTCTAACATTTTTAATACTCTAACAAAGAAATATTCAATATAGAATTTGGTTTATATTTTAAAAAATCTAATTCATTTTTTGTTGTTGGAAACAAATCTTTACCATAAATATCTTGTAACATTAACCATTCAAACATACCTCCTGGATAAATAAATATATTATAAAATCCTAGAGATAATAATTGTTGATATTTTTTTTGAACCTTTTCATCATTACAATTTTTACCATAAATAATTATTCTGATATTTTTATTTTGTTTCATATATTTATTTATTATGACTTCTTCTTCTTCAGCAAATGTTGTATTGATAATCAAACAATTTTGTTCAGGTATTGATAAAGTATTTATTAATAAATATAATTCAGGGTTTTTTATAATTGTTTGCATATCTTCAAAATTTATTTTTTTCATAGATTGTATATTATTACCCATTAGTTTTAATTATATAATATTTTTAAATAATTAAATATAAAAATTATTTTTTTAATTAAATTGTACCACAATTTCTACCTTTTCTTTCTTTATACTTTTTGTTGCTGATATAGATAATTCTTCTCGTTTTTTTCTAGTTTTAGAATTATCAACTGCTAATTCTTTTCGTTTAGATGTACTATTACGATTATTCATATCTTTTTCAATAATCTCATAATTTGATTCAATATATTCTATTACTTTATTTTCTAATGCCCATTTAAAAAAATTTAATTGTCCAATTGTCGTTTCAATAAATTTACCATTTGTATAAGGAATACTAATACGTTCCCATCTACAAAATGGATCAAAACGTTTCTTACTATAAGCATTTAATTTTAATTTATAATCGTCATACACTTTAAATCTTCGTGCTACATTATCATGAGTTTGATCAATTACATATAATGTATAATATTTTTTAGCATAGTTGGTAGCGAACCAATCAACAATGCGTAATGATATTTTTGATTCCCCTGTAATTATCCTTAACATTTTATCAAGATTATTATTTGGATTATATTCACCATCAATATTAGTATTATAAAAATTTAGTAAATTTTTTAAAAGTAAATCATTTTGTGTTGTATACGCTAAGTTATTCATTATTTAAACTCATTAAACAATTTTTAAGTAGTTTTATTTATATAATAATTTAAAATATTTTTTAATAATATAAAAGGAATGGATAAAGATTAAAATAAAAAATATTTTTCTCAAAATACATATATAATATAAAAAAAAATAATATTAATTTATATTATACAATGAATTCATTTATGAATAAATACTTCGGTCCTCTTCCAAGAGAATATTGTTTTTATTTTTATATTTTATCTGTATTTTTTGGTATTTTATTTGTTGTTAGTTTATTTTCTATTGCTTCATTTATAATTATGCATTTTAAGAAAGTAAATACATTATTTATTATTAATTCATTTTTAATTCTATTCAATACTTTCTTAGGTTATTTAGCAAATAGATTATTAAATACTATGTGTGTAAAAAGTATTTAGATTTTAACTGTTTGTTAAATCATTTTCAGAATTGTTAGTATTTTTTGTTCTACCTTGCGTTGTATTTATTGGTTTTAAAAACATATCACGGGTTACTATATCATTAACATAACTTGTTTGTAAAAATGGATTCACACCTCTTTGAGAAACCATTTCACGATCAGCCATTTTATTATCAATATCTTCTCTGTTAGAATTTTTATTTAAAGAAAATATAGAATTTGTTAAATCCTGATTAAAAAACGAATCTTCTGCTAAAGATTGATTAATAGCATTTTGTGGTGAATCATATTCTATATCATTTTGTTTATTTTCTTTTTTTTCAGGTTTCTCTCTAATAGATTTATAATATGGTTCACCTTTACTCCATTTCCAATGATTCATTATTATAATAATTTTAAAAATAATGAATTTATAAACTAATGATTTTTTATAATTTATAATCCCTCGCGACTAATTACTAAATTTTTTGTAAACATAAAAGCATCTTTGTTAGTTCTTCTTCTTTTTAAGTTGCATTCTAAACAGGCAACTACTAAATTACCATCATTATGGCCTATATTATTATTAATTCTATCTAATGACCATTGTTTTAATTCTCTAACTATTTCATATAAAATAAACATGTCTTCTGAACAATAATGACATTTTAATTCACATGCTTTCAATAATTCAATAACTTGTTCAAAATTTATAAATGATGATTCATCTAATTTTTTCTTTAATATATCTTGTTGTTTATAACTAGATATTTTATGTTTAATATGGGATTTAAAAATAGAAGTATATTTATTTTTTTCTTCTTTATCTTCTAATAAAGTTTTTAAAATGGTCACTTGCTTTTCATGATTTAGGTCGTTGTTAGTTAATCCCCAAGTTTTAGTTTCAACTCGCATTTTTTTTTCTTTTTCTAATCTCATTTTTTTTGTTTTATTATCATTGTTTTCTTGAAAAATAATTATTTTTTTTATATTTAATTCATTTTTATTTTCATCCATAAGCTATATACATAAAAAACATTTAATTATAAAACTAATATAAAAAATATATATGATATAACTGTTTTAGAATTATTATTATTATTATTATTATTATTATTATAAAAAACTAAGTTAAAATTAATAAAACAATATAGTGTATAAATGAATATAGAAAATCAACCAAGTGATTGTCATGAGTTAAAAAGTCTAAAATATAAAACAATGATATTAAATGGCGTATCTTGGCCTGAAACCAAATCTTCTAGTGATTTAACTAATTTAGATAAATTTTTAGAAAATGAAAAAATAAACAACGCAAATGAACCCTGGAGTAAGCTTGATAAAACAGCTAAAATAAAGAAACTAACAACATTTGCTGATTATTATAAAAATGAAAATAATTTATCTGTTAATGAATATGAAAGTCTTATTCATTTTTTTAGAGATTGTTTAGATAGAAAAAAATTACAAAGAGTAAAAGATGTTAATTATAATAAAGAAACAGGTGAAATTAAAGATATTCCAGCATTACATTATAATAAACAATTAAATCATTTTACATTGAAAAATATTGATAAACGTGTATCAACTGTAAGAGGACTTGCTCCAAAAAAAAAACAAGGAACAGTAAAAAATACAAAGGTAAGTGATTACGATTCTGAAAAAGATGAATAAATAAAAGTTCAATAATTTTATATTTCAATGAATAAAATATAAAATTGATATAAAGTATAAGTATAAAAACAACTTATATATTATATAAAAAATGTTGAATGAATTAATAGACATAACTGATAAAATTATTGTTGAAGAATCTCCTAAATATTTCAATGACGATGAAGCTTTAGAATTATATCAAACGTGTATTGATATGATGGAAGAATTTATAAAAGAAAATCCAAAGGTTATAACCGAACCAGATTTTGAATACATTTTTGACGAAAATATTGAAGAATTAATGAATTCCCATTTTGATTCTGATTTATGTTATACTGAAGAAGCAGAAGAAGAAATGGAAGAAATTCTAGAACGCGCTAAAACTGATTTCTTTACAGATTTTATTCCTACTAGATCTTACCCAGAAACATTTATTTTAAAACAACCAGATTACAAGTTAATTAGCGAAAAAATTAATCATTTAAAAAACAAACCTCAACCTGAACAACGAACCAAAGAATGGTATCAATTTAGATATAACTTAATAACTGCTTCTAACGCATATAAAGCATTTGAAAATCAAGCTACAAAAAATCAATTGATTTATGAAAAATGTCAACCATTAAATCCAAATCTAATAGGTAATTCAGATGATATAAAAGAGATTGTTATGGTAAATACTAACACTACATTACATTGGGGTCAAAAATATGAACCATTGTCTTTAAAAATTTATGAAGACACCTACATTACGAAGGTATCCGATTTTGGTTGTATTCAACATGATACCTACATGTATGTAGGCGCATCACCTGACGGAATTAACGTGGACCCAAATTCACAGCGTTATGGACGTATGTTAGAAATAAAAAATATAGTTAATCGTGAAATTGATGGTATTCCAAAAAAAGAATATTGGATTCAAATGCAATTACAAATGGAAGTTTGTGATCTAGATGAATGTGATTTTCTAGAAACCAAATTTATTGAATATATTGATTACAATAGTTATTTAGAAGATACATATGAAGAATTATTTGAAGATGAAGATGGTAATGAATTTAAAAACGTTTGTTTGTCAAAAGAAGATAAAATGAAGGGACAAATAATATACTTTCATACAAAAGAAGGTAAACCATTTTACGTATATAAACCTCTAGATATTGTTCATCCATCTGATATACAAGAATGGGAAGAAAAGACAATTGGATATTATCAAGAAAACCCTGAATTTAACAATTTTACATATATGAAAACTATATATTGGAAATTAGAGGAAATTAGTTGTGTTCTTGTTTGTAGAAATAAACAATGGTTTAAAGATAATATTAAAGAATTAGAAGAATTATGGAAAATTATAGAAAAAGAAAGAATTACTGGTTATGAACATCGTGTGCCAAATAAAAGGGAACCAAAAAAAGAAAATTATGACAAACCAGTTAATGGAGGATGTTTGTTACAATTTAATAAAGAAACTGGTAAAATAACGGTGGCAAAATTAGATGTTGAATTAAATATTTAATATAATATATTTTCATTTGTTGGAATTGAATAAAATAAATCATTTGGTTCGGCTCTAAAATAACCAACTCGTGCTCCTGGTCCTTCTTCAGCTGGAGGCAATGGTACAGTTATATTTGATTTGTTATTTTTTTTATCATGATATAAAGCACCACAAAAATCAGCACGAATACATGTTCCATCATCTGGATTATCTGGATATCTGATATTATTTGTAATTTGTTTATATGAACCAACTTTAAAAATTGGATAATGCCACCATATATCACTATAATTATCACGAGAAGTTTCATTTTTTCCTATTAATGGAAAATCATTTAGAATAGGTTTATCAACAGATATTGGATAATCGCCAGGAGTTTTAAGATCATTAGATTGGAATCCTTCTTTTAAAAAAGGAGCTAAATATAAACTAAATGCTAATATTAATATTAAAAATAGTATACTTCCTAACATGTGAAATTTATTCTTCATTATATATTATACTTTTATAAAACTTTTTATAAAAAACAAAATAAATTTTTTTATAAAAATTGACTTAAAATCTAATTAACAATAATATTATACATGGACAAATTTATTATGAATGTTACGAAAAGAAATGGTGAATTAGAAGAAATCGCATTTGATAAGATTTTAAATAGAATCAAAAAATTAGGTCAAGAAGCTAACATTCAAATTAATTATCAACAACTTGTAATGAAAGTTATTGATCAATTATATGATAAAATTCCTACAACTAAAATTGATGAACTAGCAGCAGAACAATGTGCCTCTTTATCTACTTTACATCCTGATTATGGAACATTAGCTGGTAGAATTATTGTTTCTAATCATCAAAAAAATACTGATTCACTTTTTTCTAATGTTATGATGGAATTATATAATTTTTCTGATATTCATGGGAATAACTATCCTCTAGTTAATCAACAATTATGGGATTTTATTCAAAAATATAAGGAGGAAATTGACTCTATGATTAATTATGATAGAGACTATCTTATTGATTATTTTGGCTTTAAAACATTAGAACGTTCTTACTTATTCAAAAAAAATGATAAAATCATTGAAAGACCTCAACATATGTGGATGCGTGTTTCTATTGGTATTCATGGACAAGAAATAAATGATAATTCATTGGCTCTTGTTAAAGAAACATATGATTTAATGTCTCAAAAATATTTTACCCATGCTACTCCTACTTTATTTAATGCTGGAACTCCTAGATCTCAATTATCTAGTTGTTATTTAATTGCTATGGAAGAAGATAGCATTGAAGGTATTTATAACACTTTAAAAGATTGTGCTTTAATATCAAAATATTCAGGAGGTATTGGTTTACATATTCATAATATTAGGGCCAAAGATTCTCACATTAAAGGAACTAATGGTAAAACAGATGGTCTAGTTCCCATGTTACGCGTTTTTAATAATACAGCTAGATATGTTAATCAATCTGGACGTCGTAATGGTTCGTTTGCTATTTATTTAGAACCTTGGCATGCCGATATTTTTGAATTTTTAGAGCTTAGAAAAAATCATGGTGATGAAGAATTAAAAGCACGTGATTTATTTTATGCTTTATGGATTTCTGATCTATTTATGGAAAGAGTCAAAGAACCAAATGGTAAATGGTCTTTATTTTGTCCTCATGAATGTCCTGGGTTATCTGATGTTTATGGTGATGATTTTGTAACACTATACGAAAAATATGAAAATGAAGGTAAATCTAGGAAAACTATAAATGCTCGTGATTTATGGTTTGCGATTTTAGATGCTCAAATGGAAACTGGAACACCATATATATTGTATAAAGATGCTTGTAATAAAAAATCTAATCAACAAAATATAGGAACTATTAAATCGTCAAATTTATGCAGTGAAGTAGTGCAGTACTCTGACGATAAAGAAACCGCTGTTTGTAATCTGGCGTCCATCGCATTACCATCATTTGTAAACGAAGAAACAAAACAATTTGATTACGATAAGCTTCATGAAATAACAAAGGTTGTTACCAACAATTTAAATCAAGTAATAGATATTAATTTTTATCCAACTGAAAAAACAAAGAGAAGTAATTTTAGACACAGACCTATTGGTATTGGAGTTCAAGGGTTAGCAGATACTTTTATTTTAATGGATATTCCATTTCATTCTGATCAAGCTAAAGAAGTAAACATCAATATTTTTGAAACGATTTATCATGCTGCTTTAGAAAAAAGCAATGAAATAGCTATACAAAGAAGTAAAATTATGAAAGAATTATTTGAGAAGAGTAAATTTTCTGTATTAGAATTTATTCCAGAAGAAGAATATGATAGTTTTTCTTTAAGAGAACAAAATAACAAACAAAAATTGTTTGGTGCTTACACTTCTTTTGAAGGTTCACCTGCTTCTAAAGGCATTCTTCAATTTGATATGTGGTCTAAAGAACCAAGTGACCGTTATGATTGGGCAAAGTTAAAACAATCTATTATTGAAA